CAGGCGGAGCCGGATCGCAAGGAAATCAAGGAAATCAAGGAAATCAAGGAAATCAAGGAAATCAAGGAAACGCGGGAGGAGCAGGATCGCAGGGAAATCAGGGCAACCAAGGAAATCAGGGTACGCAAGGAACTCAGGGAAATCAGGGCTATCAAGGAAATCAGGGCTATCAAGGAAATCAAGGTTACCAAGGCAATCAGGGTAACGCGGGCGGAACCGGATCGCAGGGCAACCAAGGAAATCAGGGCAATCAGGGGAACGCAGGCGGAGCCGGATCGCAGGGCAACCAAGGAAATCAGGGGAACGCAGGCGGGGCCGGATCGCAAGGAAATCAAGGCTACCAGGGAAATCAAGGCTACCAGGGAAATCAGGGAATTTCTCCGCAGACGCCGACTACGGTTTCTCTCGCTCCATCTGCGCCCGGAAATTTTACGGTTGCTCATGGTCTGGGAACGTCTCCCACTTTCGTACATATAGGTATGACTTCGGACGGTCTGATTTATTTTCAGAATCCGACGATGTGGGACAGCACGAATTTATATTTGGTTGCGTCAGACACGGGTATCACTGGAAAAGCGTATTGCTATACCGGAACTCCGGGCACGCAAGGTAATCAGGGAAATCAGGGGAACACGGGTGGAGCGCAGGGAAATCAGGGGAACCAAGGAAATCAGGGGCCGCAGGGCACGCAAGGAAACCAAGGTTATCAAGGAAACCAAGGTTATCAGGGGAACCAAGGAAATCAATCTTCAGTCGCAGGGCCGCAAGGAAATCAAGGTTACCAAGGGAATCAGGGCACGCAGGGGAACCAAGGAAATCAGGGGCTACAATATAATTTTTATCTTCAGGGAAATCAGTTTAGCCTCGGAGGTTCGGGAGCTGGCATACAAAATGTAACGGGTTTGACTACGGGAACTCTGGCGCTTACCGCGACGTATGAAGTTGAAGCTATTCTCGGTACGCAGTGCGCAGTTGGGACACAAGGTTTGCAAGTAGGTATTCAGTGCAGTGTTGCTGGAGCAACAGTAGCTTGTATGTTTTTTGGCGATCAAGGTGCTCTATCATCAGCCGCAGGATCAGCTGCGGGTGCTTCAATTCAAAGATTAGACACGCAGGGTAATATGGGTCCAAATTTTAACCAAGCCTCCGCTGGCGCAAAAGGTGTAGCTCGCGTCAGTGGAATTGTAATCACCCCTGGTTCTGGGTCTCCAACAATTGGTATTCAGGCGAAAGGGATTCAAGCGGGCGCACTCGCCTGGATTCTGGCCAATTCGTATCTAAAAGTAGTGAGGATTGCATGATGAAGAGAATGCTATTAGTCGCTCTGATTTTGCTCTTCGCGGGTTATTCTTTTGCGCAGCAACCTCAGACTTCTTTAGCTCCCGTGCAGAGGTTGAACGCGCAGTATACAAACGGTGTTGCCCCCGGTTATTGGCCAACGGCCGGTTCGGGGTTAACTCTGAATTTGTCGGCGGGCACTGTTAACTGCACAGGAACGATAACAACGTATGCTGCTGGTACGTTGTCGATGACGAATAACACTACGAATTATGTTTATCTGAATGTGTCTTCCAGTTGTGCTCCCGCTACGAAAACAACAGCGTTCGCTTTCGCGGATATTCCGATAGCCACGGTGGTTACCTCCGGTGGAAACATCACTACGATCACGGATGATCGAACTCCGTTTTTTACCGGATCCATTCGCTCCTGCGATATCGCGGTGGGGGACAGCAGTGGTTCGGTAATTACGAATACGCAGCTAGGTCCTCAAAAAAGAATTTGCAAGATACCGCTTGCGGCTACGGTTATTGAAATCGATGTATCGGCTGACGCCGGAACTCCGAATGTCATTGTCGGACGTAGCCGTTGTACGACTTGGACATCGAATGTTTGCACGGCGGAAACAAGAGTTAACTTCATGTCGGGCGCTCTTTCCGTAGCCACTGGCGGATTTGACGCATGCATAAATTCAGGGGGAACCACTGGACTCGATGGTGGTACACTCTGTTCATCGGGGCTTACGAACGCTTCCTTAAGCGGCGGGGACTACATTGAACTGGTTAGCGGTACGGCTGGCGGAACGGCAAAATTCATGACAATTCACGTAATATATACGTTAGTCGCGGAGTAAAGGACTGACGATGGGGGATTTTAAAGTAGAGTTATGATTTCGATTTTTACTCCTACCCACGATTCAAGATTTCTTTCTGAAATTTATAAAAGTCTTTTAGCACAGACGGATCCGGACTGGGAATGGGTTGTTCTCTATAACAACGGGGGAGAGCCGAAGTTATTTCAGGATCCACGGGTAAAGTCGCATATCGTTTACAAGGCTCCGGAATGGGTTGGTCCTCTGAAGGCTGCGGCGTGCGAGCACACGGAGGGAGATATCCTCCTGGAGCTGGATCACGATGATTTATTGATGCCGACTGCAATTGAAGAAGTAAAGAATGCTTTCAAGGATCCTGAGGTTGGATTTGTTTACTCGAACACGATCCATTCCACGGGAGATTTTAAAAAAGTCAATCGTTTTGATGAAGTGTACGGGTGGAAATACCGTGAAGTAAACGTAGACGGAAATATTCTGGATGAGCACATTTCTTTTCCACCTTCTCCGGAGTCAACGTCGAGGATCTGGTTTGCGCCGAATCATCTCCGTGCTTTCCGGAGAAAAGATTATCTGGAAGTCGGCGGATATAACAAGGAGATGCGGATTCTTGATGATCTTGACTTGATGTGCAAGCTCTACATGAAGACAAAGTTTAAGCACATCGACAAGCCTCTTTATGTCTATCGGGTTCACGGTGAGAATTCATGGATTCGTTTCAATGCTGAGATCCAGGAGAACGTCTACCGTATTTACGATCAGTACATCGTTCCGCTTACGGAGAGCTGGTGTGATCGGGAAAAATTAAGGAAAGTGGAACTCGGCGGTAGAATGGCAGCGAGGAAAGGGTACGAAACCGTAGATTTAATGGATGCCGATATTATCTGTGATTTGAACGGGCGATGGCCGTTCGAGGATAACTCGGTTGGGATACTCCGGTCTTTCGATGTGTTCGAACATTTGAAGGATCCGATTCATACCATGAAGGAAGTTTCGAGAGTGCTTGTCCCCGGGGGATGGCTTTTTTGTCAGGTTCCGTCCACGGACGGGAGAGGCGCTTTTCAGGATCCTACGCATGTTAGTTTCTGGAATGAGAATTCATTCTGGTACTACACGAACAGAGACAAGGCGAAGTATATCAATACTCCTGTTCGGTTTCAGGCACCGAGGCTCTATACCACGGAGAAGAACAACGAACAGGTTTCGTGGGTGACTGCGCATCTAATAAATTGCAAGGATGGCTATCGCCCCTGCGGTTTGCTTGATATATGAAGATTGCGGTTTTAACTCCGTCCAAGGAAAGTCGTGATGTGCTCAGGGAGGAGTGCCGGCAGTCCGTGAGGATGCAGACACTTCCTCCGGGTATCCACCTTCTGGAGATCGACAATCGCGGTCTGGGTCCTGAAGAAATTTGCAACAGAATGGTAGCGGGTCTCGATCGAGGATACGATTGGTTGGCCTTTCTCGATGATGATGACATATTTCTGCCGTGGCATCTGGAGCGATTGGCTGCGGCTTCTGAGGGGATGGATGTAGTCTACAGCAAGAGCCAACTGGATCTTGGCTATCGGGATTTTGATGCAGCGGAATTGCGGAAGAGGAATTATATTTCAGTGACTTCCCTAGTCCGTAGAAGTATATTTGAAGCAGTTGGTGGATTTGAGAAGTTCACTCCTACGGTCTCTTACGACTGGAGCCTTTGGTTGAAGATTCTGGACAAGGGCGGTAAGTTCAGATTTGTTCCGGAAGTAACGTGGATCTATCGCATTCAAAACGACAGCATGATCTGGAAGCAGGGCTAGATTATGGCGTTGCAAGGCATAATTCAGGGCGGAAAAACCTATACCGTTATCGGAAGACTGCGGAATCGTATTCAGATAGTACTGCCCGTTTTAAAGCAAGATGCCTCTGGTGGAGTTGATCTTCGAAAGAATATAGTTCTCCTCACTACTTGGGCGACCATAGAGGCGCTCACCGCGCAGGAAAAGTTTGCAGCTCACGAATTCACGTCGCAGGTTTCTCATAAGGTAATTATTCGAGATCCTAGAAGCGCTCTTCCGATTGATCCAGGGGGAGTGCGCAGGTACTCGATCACTGCGAATATGCAGGTATGGTGGAATCGCAGACAGTTTCAGATCGAGGGTGTGTTAAGTCCGGACGGAAGAAAAGATTTGCTTGAACTAATTTGTATCGAGATTGACGATTCGCAGAATCAGGAAACAAACTCTCCTTCCGAGAGATCGATATGAGCGAAGTTGTTGAAGTCAAGATTACCGGACTCGATGAGTTGCAAAAAACTTTGGAAGAGCTGCCTCTGAAAATGGGGAGGAGGGTGCTCAGGAAATCGCTTGAAGAGTCCGGGGAAATAATGAAAGAAGAGATGGTAAATCTGGCTCCTGAAGCGCTTGCCAGTTCGACAGTCGGTAAGAAATTTCCCGGATTTCTTAAAGAGCATTTTGGAGTGCACGTCACCGTACATCACGGGGATTTGGCTGCTGCGGCGTATGTTGGCCCGCTCTCCAAGACGTATTACCCCTACGAGGGCGACATAAAACAGATTAAGGTTGCTACGGGAAAATACGCTAAAAGTGGAGGAGCAATTCCGGTCAGTAGCGTTGCTCGATTTCTTGAATTTGGAACTTCCAAGATGTCGCCGCATCCCTTTATGGTTCCTGCCTATGAAGGAAGCAAGGGCAGGATAATGGATAAAATGGTTGAAGATATTAAAGAAGCTCTGGAAGAGGCTACCAAGTAATGTTTACGGATGGACTATCGTCTCTTCTTTCCGGCGATCCCGGGATCGCGGCTATCGTGGGAACGTCAAGGAAAGACGGAACGAACGGAGTTTTTCCGAATGTTGCTCCGGATGAAGTATTGATACCGTACATTGTCTACACGCAGACAGCCCGTGGGGTGATTTTGAGTTTTGATGGGGTTAACCAGCTCCAGAGCCTGCGGTTTCAGATCGCTTGCTACGGAACTCCCTATCGAGCAGTGAAGAATCTGGCGCAGGCCGTCAAAAAAGTTTTGGATGGGTACACGGGGCAGCTTACGGATGGATCCATCATCGATAACGTAATTCCCAATGCTGAGCACGATGAGATGGAGCCTATTTTCAAGGCGACGATGTATGGGGTCATTCTCGATTATTCGTTTTCTGTGATCGAGTATCTGGGATAAAACGATTTTGTTGCTGTAGAAGTAAAATTCAGTACAAGGTGGTAATTTTCCATGACTTACACCGCTTCAGCTTCATTTTCTCCTCGCGGTACAAGGCTGCAATACACGACGAATTTGTCGCTTGCTTACACTGATTTCGCCGAAGTCACGCAGATCGACTTCAGCGGTCAGAAACTGGATCTTGCCGACGTTACCAACTTCTCCGGTGGCATTTTCAAGGAGTGGCTGGCGACATTGCTGGATTCTGGCGAAGTTAGCTTTAAATGTAACTTCGTACCGAGTGACGCTTCGCAGGCTGCCATGCTTGGATTTTTCAATGCGGCAACTCGCGTGTATTTCCAGATCATCCTCCCTATCAACCCGAGCACGGGAGTCACTTACGGGCATTTCACGTTCCTGGCGTTTGTTAGTGAATGGCAGACGGCGCTGCCGATCTCTAAACAAGCGGAAGTCACCGGGAAACTGAAAGTGACGGGCGCGATTACCTTCGTAGCAGGGTCTTAATCCATGAATTTTTCTTGGGATTGAACTCACCCGTTAGAGGTGTGTTCAGAGGATGAAAATGGCGAAGCAACCGAAGTTGACTAAACTTCTTGCGCCTACCGTTCCGTTAACTCTTTCCGTTGATGACGGTGCGCATAAGTTGGAATTAAATCTTGCGTGGACGATGCGGGGAGTGATTCTTCTTGAATCCAAACTCCGTAATCTCGGCGTAGATCTGAATGTGCTCCAGAATCCTTCCGAGTTTTGGTCAACGCTCGATTGCACAAAGTTGGCCCTCGGTGTCTGGTGCATGTCGCAGCAGGATCATCCTGAGTATGCCGACGAGGAAGGATTTGAAATAATTACTTCCTTCCTTGTCGTGGATAACTACGGAGACGCCGCGACTGCTCTTAAATCCGCTTTTCTTGAATCTTTATCGAAGAGCCGTAGAGAAGAAATCAAGAAAGCGGAAGAGGCGGCAGCCAAAAACGGGGAAGCGGCAAAGGAAAACCCTACGCCAGCCCCGGTCCAGTAATTACGGTTACGGATCTGTGGGCTGTCGCTCGGTATGATCTTGGCCTTTCTGATGAAGAGTTCGGGGAATTGACCTACGGACTCTTCGAGGAATTGGTCAAACGTCATCAGGCAAGAGAGCGAAAGGAATTTATCAGGACGGGGATACTGGCATCGGCTGTTATAAATTTCAGTATGTCTCGTCCTGATGATCCTGTTGATGTCATGGATTTTGTTCCAGGTGGAAAAGAAGAAAAAGATTTGAGAAATCTCTCTCCGCAGGAACAGGCGGAGTATGTAATGAATCAGATGAGTAAGAAAAGAATAAGGCAGGTGACGTGATGCCAGGTGTAGGCGCAATATTTGTCGAGCTTGGAATCAACATGGGAGCCTTCGCGGAAGGCTTGTCTAAAGCTACTTATTCTGCAAGGGAAGCTGCTCGTGAAATCGGTAGTTCTCTCCGTGAAATCGGCGGAGTGGTAGGAGAAATTGGAGAAAAATTTGGAGAATTTGGAAAAATAGTCGGTGATTCAATTAGCGATCTGGGAGCCACGGTCACAAAACTCGTAAAGGAATTTGGAAATCTAAGCGGAGTCGCGGGGACGGCAAAGGCTGGTGCAATCGGGATAGCTGGGATCGCGGCGGCAGGAGTTTCCGCAGGCGCTGCGATGGTTGGAATCGCTGTTCATGCTACGGAAGCGGCTGAGAAGCTATCGCGTTTGTCGCAGGCCACTGGAATTTCCGTGGAAGAGTTGTCTGGTCTTAGCGTTGTCGGGAGAGTGGCTGGGATAAGCACGGAGGAGCTTGCGCACGGTCTGGAGCGAATGAGCCGTTCCGCCGTGCAAGCTGCGTCTAATCCCCGCAATCTTGCAAATGGATTTAATCAGATGCGGATAAGCGTTACGGATGCCTCTGGACAAATGAAATCGGCATCGGAAATTTTTGAAAATTTGGTTGATAAATTCAGCAAGATGCAAGACGGAGCGATGAAGACGGCTGCCGCGCAGAGAATTTTTGGTCTATCCGGCGCTCAGTTAATTGCGATGCTTAACATGGGTCCGGAGGCTTTTAGGTGGTGGATCGACTACGGGACCAGAGTAGGGGCAGTTCTCACGAAGGAAGCGGCGGAGGGCGCAGTAAACTTCAGGGATAAACTAACCCAGTTAGGGCTTATTTCTGAAGGGGTAAAAAATAAGTTGATGACGGCTTTGTTGCCTTCAATAGACCACATTATTCAGTCGATAACCACTTTTCTTGAGACCGGAGACAATATTGAAAATTTTGGCAAGGGAGTTGGAACGGTACTGATTACGCTTGCGAAAATAGTTTATGA